TGTAACAGTACCAGTATCACCAGTCGTTACTACCGTACCTGTAACGTTAGGTAGGGTAATAGTACGGTCAGCTGTAGGATCAGCAACAGTAAGAGTAGTCTCATGTGCATCATCAGTAGCACCTTCAAATACAAGAGATGCATCCTCACCCATGGTAAGGTCTCCTGTCATAGTACCACCAGTATTACTGAAGTATCTATCGTTTATTTCTTGGGTAGCATATAAGTTTTGGGTAGCATTGTCATTTAAATCTTCAGACTTAATAGAAGACCCAGCATAAAAGGTGGCTGCAAGGCTGTCAACATTTGTCTTTCTAAGTATTTTAATTTTTACGTTTGATTTAGGAGAACCACCAGTTTCTTGTGTAGTAGTAGCTCCACCGCTCGGAGCGGTAAATTGAATTGTCGTCGCATTGGCCAAAGACCAATTCGTAGTAACCGTAGCATCTAGTTGAACTTCGATGTCGGTACTCTTAAGATATGGGAATGTAAATGAGTAATTAGTTGTTGAACCATTACCCGTATAAGACGATTCTGTAACAGCCATAATTGCGTGTTATTTTCTCATTTGTAAAAGGTTACGGGTGTCTTTTTCTTTTTGTTGTATATTTATTGCTTTTTCTGGTTGTCCTAATTGCATAGCACTATCTGCTAATTGTTGCATTATTATAGCATTTGGTATATGACCATATTTAGAAGGTTGTTCCCTTGCTAATTGATGCAGTCTCATTTCTGCAACTTTCTGTGCATCCTTAACGATTTTGTTTATCTCTTGATATAGAGGTAATTTACGTGTTTTTAATTTGATGTTTTCGTTACTTAGATCAGCATTGCTATGACGATGTAGTTTAAGTATTCTTAGATCTTCTTTATACTTACCACTCTTCATTAAACGTTCGAGTTTTTTATACATCTTTTGTTCACCAATGAACTTATAGATTAACTCACGTTCTTTAGGAGAGTATTCATATGAACCAGAGGAATGTTTTCTAATCATACTGATACCATCCCAATTAGTTTCTAATAACCACTGTCTCCAAGGTTCAGCAGTACCACTAATCTTAATAGGATTAACAGCATTAAGTACTCTTAAGAAAGGATTATCAATATCATTTAAAGGATCACCTGTCCATATATCAATCTGTTCTGGTAATAAATGATTGAATCCAGGTAATCTATTCTTTATATAATCTTGTATTTCTCCACTAATATCTTTCTGAGAACTAGATATAGCATTAGCTAATACACCAGCTCCACCAGACATTGGAAGATATGATCTAGCACTATTAGCTATCAATCTATTCCATCCACTTAGATCACCGTTTAAGGCTGCTATAAGCGGCTCCAAGCCCTCTAAAGGAGTCTCGTTAAGGAATGTAGCAGCAATGGTCCAAGATAGCTTTCCTCCCCAATTCTCAAGCAAGGCTTCATCTAGGTCAGCTCTATAGTATCCTAAGTCTCCTATGATACTTAAGACTTGTTCTACTCCTAATAGACCTTTATAACTAACCCACTTACCACCTATATTAATAGTCTTAGGTTCATAGCCCATCTGGTCTCGTTCTTTCTTTCTACGAGAAGCATTATAATGTCCATTACCTCTAATATTACCAGCCATAGAATATTGAAATAAACTACCTACAAGTAATCCACTAAAGGCTTGTCTACCTATATACTCTGCTCTTAGATTCTCAAATATAGCTTTAGCATTAGGCGTATTAGCCATATCAATACCATGTTCAAATAATGCTTCAGCTATTTCTTCATCAGTTTGTGCATATATAGTTGTAGCATATTTATTAATACCTGGTATTGAACTTATAGGAGTCCAAGATAGGGAATTCTTAACCATGTTACTAGCTGTTCTAGGGAACATAATTAAGTCTTTCAGTATTGGGAAAGCAGTTGTACCTTTATTTAAATAATTAGCTAAACCATCATCTAAATTTAATGATACCTCACCAACTATATTCTTTAATGCTGCATCTTTAGGTAAACCTTCAGTGTCAAACATAGTAGCATAGTGGCTCTTCTCTGCTTTAAGGATTGCATCTGGTTTAAAGTAACCAAATTCAGATATTACATCATCATAAGCTCTTGCTCTTGAAAGATAATGTGCTAAATGTGTAGCAGTAAATGCATCAGGGAATACTAGACCAGTCATACCATACCTTAATGCTTTATTACCAGCTAAATCAGTTAGTCCTCTAGCTATTTTAAGTTGAGCTAATCTACCCCAGTTACCTTCAGCTTCATATACTTTCTCCATGTCATTCATTATATTCCAACTCTTTTGACCCTGGAATATAAAGTCTTTTCTATAAGCTTTTACTAATGCATCTGGATTCTTATGAGCTTTCTTCATCATAGATAAAGCATCACCAAGAGCTCTTCTATTAGTTTCAAATACAGCACTATTATAATAAATAGTTCTTCTCATACCATCAATATCACCACGTAAACCATGACCTATCATAGCAGTCATAGGTTTCATGATTAATTGATAACCATTACCTACTGCAGCTCTAGCAGCTGATAAACCAGATAATACATTATTATATCTTACACCCCATGCTCCTCTAGCAAATAGGTTTAATTGCTTAGGATCTGGACTCTTAATTAAGCCCATTGGTGTAATCTGTTGAGCAGCCCACTTATAGAGTTTAGCTAAGGAATCTACATCACCATTAGTATGAGCAAATGCATCTACTAAAGGTCTCATAGCACCAGGATTGTTCTTCTTTAACTCTTTTAAAGTTTGAGTGAAACGCATATTCTTAGCATGAATAGCATTCTCTGCAGAAGTAAACTCTTTAGTTAGTTGTTCAATAACAGTATCTAATTCCTTTGGAGGAACTTGATCAAACCAGTTCTTATTTCTTAATCTCCAACCAGAGATATATTTATTAAGAGCATACTCATCTAATAAGAATTCCATCTTATCAATGATGAGATCCATTGCACGGTTATCATCAACATAAGGTGTCATTTCTTTTATAGCTTGAGCCATAGTAGAAGCTTCTCTACCAATAGTATCCATAGCTCTAGCTGAAGCTTCACTAACTTCTCTACCTAAGAATCTATCTACTAGATCTCTCATAGCAAAAGCAGCAGCTCTAGCTTGCTCTTCATTAATAGATTCAACTTTGAACCTACCCATTAACATATTAGTTACATCTCTATTCTCATAGAATAATGATTTAATATCTTCTAAAGATGCACCTGGATCTATAATACTTGTATAGATATCCCAAGCAGCAGCATTCATTTGTTTAGTAGAGAATCTAAAACCATCTACTAATGCATCAAATCTACCAATATCTCTAGTCTCTTCAGCTACACCCATAACAGCTCCACGGCTGGTAGGACCAACCATAAGACCTTTAGATCTCATAGCTTCAGTTATAATAGGTGCTGGATCTCCTTCAGTAACACCATTCTTTATAGCAGTAGTGTCAGCTATATTACGTGCTACGTTAGCTGGGGGTACAGTTTGACGAGCTTCACCAGATTCATCTAATATACCAGGTGTTATATCTGGATCAAATTCTTGATTAAATAAATCTAATTGATTAGCATTAGGATCTGCATCTACTAACCTACGTGCTCTAGCAGCATCTGTTTCTTGAGCTCTAGCATCTATATCACGTTTTATTAACCCATCAACATCATCAGACATACCTAGAGAATCTTCTATATTTAGTTTCTCATTAATTAGTATGTTTTCATTTTGTTTACTTAACTTTTTACTAGATAAGATTTCTTCTATCTTTCTTAATCTAATAAGTTTATCAGGTTCAGCTGATTCAGCAACATTAAGTATCTCTAATTGTTTATACTTAGAGGCAGAGTCATCAACTGGATTCAACCATCTTAATGCACCTTTATGCTTACCTAAGTACATAGCAGCACCGAGAATAGTACCAAACACACTGAGTCCAGCAGTTTCATACATATTCTTCTTCTTCCTTACATAAGGACTATCACCATCTAGAGTCTTAATTGCATCTGGAAATGGTATTCTTCCTTTAGAACCAAACATCCCTGGGAAAGTATCTGCTAAGAATCTTACAAAGTTATGTTCTTCACCTATATCACTAAG